AAAATTTTTTCTCTCATTAAGCTGCTGTTTCGTTAGTGCCATGATTACGTCCCTCCTGATATTGTTGTTTCAATTCAATTGATAACCAGTCCGTCTGTGCATGAGGACTGTTTCTACCTTGCCAAGAAAGTTTACATACTTCCATGAAAAGATCCATATTAAACCTACTGTTTCTTGACTTGGCTTTTACAACTTTTGCAAACTCTTCCATGTCTTGTGGATAGATCATTGGTGCAATCTCTTTTGCAAACCATTGTAAATCTTTACGACTAAACATTTGTGCCATTTTAACCTCCTCATTTTTACTATTGTATATATTGGCTTTATTATGTAATACTTCCGTACATGATTACGAAAGAAGAACAATGGATAAGTGATTTAGTTTCACAATTTACCCATCGTAGATATGAATTAAATATTTCACAAAACGAACTAGACCATAAAATTGGTTGTGCTACAGGACTTGTTGCTAAGTGGGAAACTGGGAACAGAAAGCCAACAGCGTTTAATTTATATTGTTGGGCTGAGGCCCTTAAATGTAAAATAAATGTGGAGGCGATCAATGATAATATGTGGAATTGACCCAGGACTTAGTGGTGGCATAGCATTCTACAGAAATGTAAGCTATGACCTATATGCTGAGAAAGTACCGACATATAAGTTAGAAACTAAAACAAAGACTAAGAGGTTCTTAGATCTATGGCAGCTTCTTACGATACTCAATGACCATGACCCAGACCATGTATTCATTGAGAAGCAACAACCAATGCCAAACCAAGGACTAGTAAGCACATTTGCTACTGGCATGGGGTATGGTGCATACCTAGGATTGCTTGTTGCTACTGGATATAGTTATACAGAAGTACCAGCTAGAGTCTGGAAAAAAGACTTGAACTGTCCTTCTGACAAAGATCAATCAAGAGATCTTGCTTCTAGACTTATGCCCCAAGGCAAGCATCTATGGCAATTGAAAAACCAAGATGGAGTAGCTGAAGCTAGTCTGATTGCCTATTGGGGACTTAGAAAGTCTATTGAAAGATGTAGAGATGTATAATTTACTCTACTTCGTCCAAGAACTTGATAGGATCAAACTCTGCACCCTCACTAAATGCTGCAAGAAGTCTATGCATTACCATCTTCTTGTTATCAGTAGGTAATACATCTACATCTAGCTTTTTAGCAAGTAAACGAAGCTGAGTTATTTTGTATTTGTTGAGCCACTCTTCTGTTGGACTGAACCAATTTGGAGAAACTGGGATTTTGAAGATTTCTTTGTGTGCCTTGAACGTAAAACTACGATGCATACAGCCCACAACTGCTTTATACAGTATAGAAGATAGCTCACTTTGTTCCTTACGGAGAAAATACTGGAGAGTATTGCATTTCCACTCTTTAGAATAAGCAATAGCTTCTTTGTAAATATTAGCAAAGTACCCATCTGTTCCTCCATGTAAATTAAATGAGATATCTGTATAGTGATCTATATGTGTTGACTCTGCATCTCCTTCTTCATGCCACCAATGTGGTAACATGGCATTACAAAGTAAAGCAGATGTAAGATGCATACCACCTGATTGTATATGCTTTTGGACCTTTGGCTCTTGATCCCACATCATTCCTCTTAGATAGTCATAGAACATATCATTGGACATATCTATCTGAGGGTTAGACATATCAGCTAGACCCAGTTCTGGTATCTCACCTTTGTCAATTGCATCTAGTTCTTTTTGTGACAGTTCTGTCTTATCTCTGTATTTGTATACATAGAATATACCTTTTACAGGTATTGCAGTAATAACTACATCAAGACTTTTCCTATCAATCTCTTGGCTTTTGATCTCATGCTCATAGACTTGGTCTTTGTTCTTGAGTAAGCCTTTGACTTCTTGTGGATAAGTATCAATGACTACACATTCTTTGTATAGTTTCTTGTAATACTTTTGTTTTTCTTCAATAAACTGTACTGCAAGAGGCATATACTGTTTCATGTCAGCTACATACTGAGCATCAGAAAACAAATCACCATCAAAATCAATTGATTTGAATAGCTTGTGCTTCTCAGGAATGATTACTTCTGATCTCAATAGTCTTACTTGACCAATCATTCTTTGCAGATCATCATAGTCAAAGTAACCATTGCAATCATCATACAATTTGTCCTGGGTATCTTGATTGACATTTGTAAATAGTTGGGCAATGCCGATACCAAACTCATTGTTACGGAATGCAGCTTTGACCTTTTTAGATAGATCGGCAAAAGCAACACGTTGTTTGACCCATTTGGTAGTCTGACCCCAGTTGATTGCAAGTTCGTCATAAGAACATTCACCATCTGCCATAACTTTGCTGATAGCTTCTGACTCATCAAGAGGGTGCATACCTTCACGAAGCATATTGGCCATTACACCAATCTCTGTTTCATTGTCCTCAATAATTTTACATGGAATCATCTCTGTTGAGTTCTTGCCATGTATCTTCTTGAGAGCTTCATATCTTCTGTTGCCATCAATAACGACATATCCAGTACCATTTTTCTTTACTACTAGATTGTGTAGTAAATCTCTGGATTTGATTGAGGCGATAAGAGAATCAAGCCCATTGGCTTTTACTGTCCTGACATTATCAGGGTTTGGTTTTAGTTGATTTAATGCAATTTGCATATTAATCTCCCTTAGTCTAGTATGGTTATGGGGGATCTTTTTCGTAACATTTCCTGATCCCCCCTTAGATTTAAGCCTTTGCTTTGGCTTGGTTTAACAATCCATGAATCAAACTTTGAAAGTCTTTCTGCACCGAAGTCATATGCCTGATTTCATCTCCGTCCATAGAAACCTTGATAGGCTTCATAGTTTCATAGGTTTGAAAATCATTTATATTATTTTCGTCACAAAAGGTTTTGATTCTTTTGATTGATTCCTGAGAAAGTTTCTTAGCATCTTTATCATTGATATAGATATACTCTTTTTCTTTCTTATGGATTGAAAAAGTATCATCATAAAAGTAACTGATAAAGTCAACAACCTTTGACCTTTCACCTTTTACAACATAAGTATCGTCATTTATTTTTAGATTCAACGTCATCATCATTTATCCTCCATGATTTTATCTGTGATGTATTTTGATGTGAATGCAACAGCAAGCCACAAGGGTGCTGCAACAACCGAAACAACAAGAGTAGGATTGATTCCCATGCCCAAAAGCACCAACAGTATGAATATTGTTGAGGCAATATGGACCGTACAGAACCAGCCAAGCCAGTTAGCTTTTCTTGATATCGGTTTGATTGTTTTGATTTTTTCCCACATTAGGCTACGATCCTTCCATTTAGTTGTGCTTTGTGTGTATAATCTTGTATTGTACCATTGGCTTTGAAATGCTTATCTCTTTCTACTGTAACCATTCCACCCATGAATTTAGTATTTTGTAACTCATGTAGATGTACATAACCAAGTTCTGGAAATCCATGACCAAGATCACATAGACCGAACATCATTTCTTCTTCGTCCATTTCTGTGATAAGCCAAGTAGCTGCACCAATAGGAAAGAAAAACTTAACTACAGGAGCAAAGTCAATCACTCCTTTTTCTTCGTTTTGAGCCTTTTTGTTTGCATGGTAGTTTGCGATCAGTTGTTTTCTCAATGATGTTGTTAGTAATTGCATTTTGCAACTCCCTTAGTTTCTGATTAGTTTCAATAAGTAATGTATCTCTTTCATAAAGTTTCCATTGTAAATGGCCTATATGATTGTTAGCATCAACAAGATCAGCTGTACGTTTGGTTAGCTTTGCAACTACCTCTTCGTAGGCTTCTTCTTCTTGAAGTTGTTCTTGCCAGTCTTTAGACATCTGCCCTCCTTTTCAAAATTAATTAAGTATTCCAAATATGTTTTGGCTTTTTCTAAATCTTCGATACCATTCTTTTGTTTGTATCGTAGAATATATTTTATAATGTTGCCTTGTAAATAGTTGAGGCGATTTTGGGTTATAAACTCTACTGGTTCTATTTCAAATTGTTCGTAATGTTGAGGCGATATCATTCTGATCTCCAATAGTATACAGTAGAAAAGGGCTGATCCAACATACAAGGAAGCCCTTTTCTATTCCGTATTGTTAGGTTTCAGTAGTTGTCCTAGAACGGAATTTCATCGTCAACTTTTTCGTCAACCTTTGGGGATTTAGTATCACCCTTGGTTGCAGTAGAGTCAACTGGTTTTGAGTTGATAAGTCTGAAAGTTGATGACACACCAGCAAGTTTGATCTTGAAGGCAGTTCTTTTCTGACCATCTTGCTCATAGGATTCTACCATAGGAAAACCCTGGACAAAGACAGTTGTGCCAGCTGCGACATACTTCTCAATGACGTTAGTCACAAGACCCTTGCCATTTGATCCGTCCCATGCTTCACATCTGAACCAATGAGTATTTTCTCTTTTCTCACCAGCTTTGGTTGTGTAGCTTTCGTTGACAGCAATAGAGAAGTTAGCAACCTTAGTGCCATTTACTTCCTTGATCTCTGGTTGTTGACCAATGTTACCTGATACTGTGATTTGTGCAATATTCATCTGATTTCTCCTTTACGTTAGATGATTAATGATAATGCCAATAGCCCTTGGCTTACAGCAAAAAAGCATTACCAAAGGCTACTGGACTTGACTAGTATAGTGGATTAGGGACATCACCACCAGTTGCAGACACCATCTTGCTAGCCAGACTCTGCATCATTTATCCAAGATTATTTGGGGGGAACATTAACCCATCTAACCTTGAAACCTTCTCGTTTTGGCTTTTCGTAACCTATTGTGCGTTTAAGAATGAATAGTACAATGGAAATGATTGCACCACCTAGGATTCCAGCCATCATTCCAGCAAATGTACCAGCAAACATGATAATCAATGCGATTGAGGCACTTATGTCTACGAAAACATCAAAACAAAGAACTCGTTTGATATTTAGTTTTGCAAGTAGGAATAAAATTGCACAAGCTGAAGCGATACCAGCTATGAGATAAAAGAACATTTTAACCTCCTTGTTTTCTAATTAACCTTTTGGCTTTCTGACGATCCTTTGCCTTAGCCACTTTCTTTAGTGATTTTTCCCAAGACCTTGATGTGCTATGAATCTTTCCTCTACCTTTTATACCTTTACTCATGATGTTTCCTTTCTGAGGCGATCTCACCCTGGGTGGGGAATCACAAGACGGATAAAAAAAATGGAGAGAGAGCCGAAGCCCTCTCCCCTGGGGATAACTTACTCAAGATCTTCAGGCATTTCAATGATGCCATCTTGATTAGAGATATCAAGCATCA